CACCGTTGTGGTGTCACCGCAAAGTGGTCTCCCATTGTGGGATGGCCCATATCAGTTAAACAGGTTTATCCTGTGAACTAGGAGATTGTTATGTCTAGAGTGAGAAATGATGGAAACCCTTGCACACACACCTTGTACGGCGTTACGCAAACGCGTGATGGCGACGTAGTGTGGGTGGGTGAGGGCGACGTGCCATATCCCGCGACTGTTTGCAGCTCTATTGCTGATGAACAGCCTCGGATGGCGCGATATGGTAATTGTAAACACAATACCATAACATCAAATCTCGACCAGTCTTTGTGTGCGTGGATTCACCCCGATACAGGGGCATCCTACACAATGTCTAACCGCGCATATTACGCGGATAGATGTCCAGCAATTAGTAGAATTGCTGTGGACTGGGATCAGCTGAACGCTGAGGCTTATTTGACGATGAAGCCTTCGTTGTCCAGCGGATTTTCTCTCACCAACTTTCTAGCTGAGCTCGTAGAGATAAAGACTATGTTTCGTCTTTTCAGCAGATCAAAATCGCTGATCTCTAATGCTGCCAGCGCCCATTTAAATTGGGAGTTTGGCTGGAAGCTTTTTATCCAAGATCTATATGAGATCGTGGACAAGCTTCTCAACTGGAAAGTGACCCTTGAAAGATATAAATCTAAACAGGGGTTAGTATTGGTGCGACATTTCAAAAAGGTCTTGGAGGATGGGTCCGATGTTACTACTGAGTCAAGCTCGTTATCGTACCACACGTACACGACAAAACGGCGAAGTAAAGTCGTTTTTCATGCTACGATGCGGTATACGTATACGTGCCCTCAGCTAGACGCCGCTTTTGCCGAAGTTAAGGCAATTTTGGACGTCTTCGGTCTCAAACTCAATGGCTCCGTTATTTGGGAAGCCATACCTTTCAGCTTCGTCGTAGACTGGTTCCTTGGTGTAGGCGATTATTTAGCCTCCAAGGACACTGATTATCTGGAGTCCAAGGTAACCATACTTGACTACTGCTGCTCTCTTAAAGAGGAGTATGTAGACGAGTTGCACGCAGATAAAAATGCGAGCATACCATTGGGTTCAGTAACCAGAAAGTATTACACCAGAAGACGAGCTGTCCCTAATTCCAACGACTTTGGAGTCGTTTTAACTGATAGGTTTGGCAGTAAACAACATCTGCTAGCCACATCACTCTTGTTGGCATAGTGCCGGCCAGAGTGATCGCACCCGTCCTATCATGGTGATAGGTAGGGGTGTACACTACTATCCGCTTTTAAGCGGTTAATCTTTAAGGAGCAGAACTATGTCTTTCTCCACAGATATTGCCTTAGACGACCTGACCCCGGCAACGCATACGTACTCACAGATATCCCTCGAAGGAGGGAAGTCTATTAGAAACGATGCAACCAGGGATCTAGGAACACCACGTTCACTGATTATTAGCCATACGGCTAATGGATCAGGAATGAACGCCACAGACCGCCACCTGATCCGTCTCAATGACGTTCAGGAGGATACCGGCTCTGACACCAATGCGGTGCTGAGCGGGTCGGTTTATTTAGTGATTGAGAAACCTCGTCGCATTATTACTGATGCGATGATATCTTCTATGGTGGAACAAATGGTCGATTTTCTGACCGCCGCCAATTTAGCGAAGATTCTCAACGGTGAGCCTTAAGGCAATGTAGTACCCCATCCTGTGGGGACGTAGTATGCTCTATGGAGGTATAGCGCTATGCGCGACCTTAAGAGCCATACCGAGTTTTATCTCGGCTTATACAACGTCCTGATAACACAGGACATGGTGCGGCAGTATGGGAGTGCTTCGATGTTTGCTCGGGACCTTGTTACAATACAGTCTCGGGTGAGCAATGAGGGATTCCCATTCCTCACGAACACTTTACCTGCATTAGCTAAAGCGATTGATAACGCTTTGGTGTGCGGGCGCTTTACACCCATCACGCATTTTTCTTGCGTGAAAGGAACATCAATCCCTAAATTTCTAAGGGTACTGATGGAGCGTGTGTTCGAGCAGGACGGATCAGTGAAAATTGATCCGTGTATCTCTGCCGTTAGGGATCTGCGACAGATACTTTATCTGTTGTACAAGTACGAACTTCCACATAAGGAGGAAATTGTCAATGAGTTTCTCAACAATTTCAAACAGGTGGACCAAAGCCTTGGTTGGAGTGGTGATGCTTACCTCGCTGCCTATCATGACAGCTTGGAGCACGCCACAGACCGAGACGCTGCAACAAATTGCAGTCGTACCACCACAACTGCTAGAAACAGCAGTTGTATGCCTGAAGCATCCGACGATTGCACAGCAAGTAATAACACTGCTGAGCGATTTGTTAGAGTGCTTCATGAAGCTCGTGCTCTTCTAAGTGAGCTGCTTGGGCCGGTGTCGTTAAATGACATCCGGCCAGCTCACGGGCCAGGGGCAGTTGCTAATGGGCAGAAGAATTGGGAAAAGATGAATTTTTCAACGCACTATGAGTGCATTCATCAACGTTTTCCCTATTACTTCTTCTTCTGCACCAATGCAATGGACCTCGCTGCTAACGTCAAGGCATATTGGCGCAGGGAACGCGTACCTACGGGTATCGCGAAAACTGTGCTAGTGCCTAAAGACTCTCGGGGCCCGCGCCTAATATCCATGGAACCCACGGAATTTCAGTGGATCCAACAAGGTATTATGCGCAAACTTGTGCCATATGTTGAAAAGCACAGGTGGACCAGAGGGCATGTGAACTTTACTGATCAAACGATCAATAGGGAACATGCGTTAGCAGGGTCCATGTCCAGTGAAAGTGTAACACTGGACATGAAGGAGGCGTCAGACCGGGTTTCCGTTTGGTTGGTTCGCGAATTGTTTGCGGATTGCCAAATATTGCCCGATCTACTCGCTACTCGCACCGAAGCAACAGAGTTACCTGACGGAGAGGTTCATCTACTCCGCAAGTATGCTCCGATGGGGTCAGCATTATGCTTTCCCATCATGTCTTTAGTGCATTGGGCACTTTGTGTGTCCACCCTACACGTAGTCGACCGCATTAGCATCAAGCAAGCTATGCGAGCGATTTACGTATACGGGGACGACATTATCGTTAGAGGACAAAACCATCAGAGCCTCTTCGATACATTCCCCCTCTTTGGATTGAAATTCAATGAAGGGAAATGCTGTGCCGCAGGGATCTTTCGAGAATCCTGTGGCATGGATGCCGTCCTGGGCCAAGAGGTAACACCTCTGAAGCTCAAGAAGCTTTTACCAGCTTCACCGTATGATGCTGTGTCGTATGTATCTTACATAACCTATATAAATAGGCTGTGGGATGACGCATACTATTCATCGTCACTGTACATGCAGGACTACATCGAGAAAATCTTCGGTGTAATACCACATGTGCGGGAAGGGAGCGATGTGCCAGGTATAATAATGGCACGCGCTACCGTATCTAATAGGGATCGGTTTAAAACCCGATGGCATTCGCCTAGAAATAAGCGGAGGCCTTCCTATCATGTACGGCAGTGGCTAGTTCCCTCTATCAGGTGCAAACAACATTATGCACCGATGGACAGGAGTGAATATCAGCGTAAAATGCTGATACACAGCACGGATTTCCGTGCAGGCGTCTACGTGGTACCCCGCCACGTAAAACTAACACTGGGGTGGAGCTCTGCGCTCGTCTGAGCGTAGAGGACGGATG